AGGATCTTTGACCCAAGTCATCTGATAAAGGTGTACCATTTCGTGTGCTAGAGTTTCTATGAAGTCTTTCCACGTGGGGAACTTACAGTGTATTTCTATGTAATGTTCTAAATCTATATGATACGGAATTATTTTTTGATTGAACCTGCCTTTGGGTGTCTTCCTGTTGTCCCAATTGACAACACATCTGCCCCAGTCCTTGTGCAGTTTTTTTACATGTAATGGTACCATTGGTAATCTGCTGTTGAACAATGCCTTGTTGATGTATCTAAACCACTGATATGCCTGCTGTTCTGTTGGTCTAAATCCAACTACATTTTTATACCTAGTCGCAGTATTCTCCAACTTGACTTTAAGTTGCTTCCTTACATTTACCGCTTTATTCTTTACCTTTTTCATGGTTGACTATATTACCAAGTATGCTATAATATACTAATAATTATCAATATTACCAGGTTTAAAAATGCACACAGATTTGCCAAAAACAATTAACGAAGCACTCAAAATACTAGCATATAATGATTATTTTTGGACAGATCCCCTATCGACGCAGAAAACACAGATCAAACCACATCCTAAAGATTACGACACTGTGCGATCACTAGCAGAATCACAATACGCCTGGACTGAGAAGCAGGCTAGACTGGCACTTGTAATCCTGAAAAGATACCTTACCAAGTTCCAGGCCCATGGTATGGATATCAAGAAGTTGTTGGACAAGCCTGAGTATGAGGATGACTTCCGTGTGATCAGTTTTGACAAAGTTATAGAAAAATACACGGACGATGACAACATTGACAGAATAGAGATGAGATTCCCTTACAACAAGAAGGTAATACAACTGATACGTTGCATGAAGGACAAACGTGATCTTCCTGGAATGTACGCATTGTACGATGGCGAGAAAAAGAAATGGACCTTCCAACACAGTGACGTAACTGCCTACTACCTAACCCTGATAGCAGTGCGATATGATTTCAAGTTCACAGACGACAGTCTACTCAATGATTACGAAGATATCAAAAAACAAGTGATAGGACATAGAAAACCCACAGCAAGACTGATCGCCGGAGAAGTAGTGTTGGACAATGCACCAGAATCTTTACAGGAATATTGGAACGAAAATTTAAAGGACAAACCGGCATTGGCACAAGTAGACTCATTGAAGAACTTCGATATATCGACTAAAGGAATCAATGTCGAAGCACAAACTTTGATAGGTCACAAAATAGCACATAACAACTATCACAAGTTGTGGATAGACTCAAAGGGATATACAAAAAAAGATGTTGTCAAAGGATTGATGGAGTTGAACTGTTTTCCCGTAATAATGCCGGTCAGTGGTGACATACACATGGAGGAGGATGTAAGAGAATGTTGGGAATGGTTGAATGCCTTCAAAGCACACGGAGTAGATATTTTAAATGATTGTTCGTGGGGTTTTGACATAAAGGAACCCATGTATAAAAAGGACATTGATGAGTTTAAGAACGAAAGACATTGGTTAGTGGACAACCAAAAACCTAGAGAGTTCTTTGAGAACTTGTATGAGTTACATCAAATGAGTAAGCAATTTAAACTTATTAGTAATAATACCAAAATAATATTCGTGAGAAACAGAATACCAAGAGCACTGATCAAAAGTCAAGTAAAACCAAAAGCATCACTTGTTGCATTAGGTGGTGGTTACTATGCCACCGGAACAGACAATCTGAAAAGAATGCTTGAAAATCTTCCAAAAAAGTTGTATTATAATGATCACCAACCGAGTAGTTGGGATTGGCATGATCATATTATAGTAAAACTTTAGAATGAGTAGTTGTAAATTAGTAATAAAAGATGAAGTGAACGTGAAGTTCGAGAACCTAAGCCTCGAATGGCGTAAGAGACTATCTAACAAATTCAAATACGAGATACCATACGCTAGACATCTACCAGCAGTAAAACTAGGTAGGTGGGACGGCAAGGTCAGTTTCTTTGGACTTGGTGGTACTACATACCTGAATCTTGTTGATCAAATACTTCCCATATTGGATGAGGGTGGTGTGTACATAGATGTTGAGGATAAAAGACAACAACACAACTTTGAATTTAAGAAAGTAGATAAAAGTTATCTTTCACACATAACATGGCCTGAGAATCATCCGGCCGCGGGACAACCGATAGAATTAAGAGACTATCAAGTTGAAACGATTAACAAGTTTATTGAACATCCACAGAGCATACAAGAGATAGCCACTGGTGCAGGTAAAACTATAATCACAGCGGCCTTGTGCCAACTAGTTGAACCATACGGAAGAACACTGACAATAGTTCCAAACAAAAGCCTTGTCACACAGACCGAAGAAGACTTCCTTGCTTGTAATTTAGATACGGGTGTGTACTACGGTGACAGGAAAGAACTAGGACGATTTAACACAATAGCAACATGGCAATCGCTGAATGTATTAGAAAAGAAAAGCAAGGACGAACACACAATAGATTTCCTAGAAGCAATACAAGGTATCAACACAGTGATAATTGACGAGGTGCACATGGCAAAGGCAGATGTACTGAAGAGATTACTGACAGGACCATTTGCACACTGTGGTATCCGTTGGGGACTGACCGGAACAGTACCTAAAGCAGATTATGAATTCATGGGATTGAAATGTAGTATAGGTGATGTGTCCAACAGGATACAAGCCAGTGAACTGCAAGACAAAGGTGTACTAGCAAACTGTCACGTGAATGTGTTACAAACACAGGATCATCCGCAGTTCAAGACATACGGAGAAGAATTAAAATGGCTGACCACAGACAAGACCAGGATGAAATGGGTGGCCAACACGATTAAAGACATATCAAGTTCGGGTAACACACTGATACTAGTTGATAGGATCTCCGCAGGAGAGATACTTGAGGAACAGATAGATGATGCCGTGTTCGTGTCCGGATCAACCAAAAACACAGACAGGAAGGAACAATATGATGAAATATCTACTGCAACGAATAAAGTTATTATCGCCACATATGGAGTTGCCGCTGTTGGCATTAATATTCCTAGGATTTTTAATCTTGTTCTCATAGAGCCAGGCAAGTCATTTGTGAGAGTGATACAGAGTATAGGACGTGGGATCAGGAAAGCAGAGGACAAGGACAGCGTACAGATCTGGGATATTACCAGCAGTTGCAAGTTTGCAAAAAGACACCTGGGTGCAAGGAAAAAGTTTTACAAAGAGGCCAATTACCCGTATAATATAGAAAAGATAAATTATGAAAATCCTTACACTGGATAACAGAACATACAAGTTAGAGAAGATACCGGAATGGGTTGATGAGCAGTTAAGATTCGCTGTGCTTGACAATTCAGACCCTGCAAATCCAGATTTCTTTTACATACCTTTGATATTCCTAGAGAGCTTCAATGCTCCGGCGGCGGTATTGGAGATTGGGCCACACAAAATAAAGATGCCATTGGATTGGAAGATGCTGATAGGCGAGGCCGGACAATCCGAGATGCATGTGCTACCAATTACCAGTCTCAATGATCGAGGCTTTGATGCGTTCACATTCAATCCTTTATCAAGTCCTAAACCAGACTTTCATCCAATAGATGTTGTAGACATATACACAGAAGTCAAATGGTATTTCCCAAAGATAAAATCAGGACAGATGTTGGCGGTACCATTACAGAATGGACCAAAACCCATGTGTGCCTACTTCGTCAAGGACATCTCGAGGCAGTGTGAACAGGTGGACTATGGCTCCGTCTGGTAGAAAATCAATAACAATAGATGCACCAATCCTTATAACCAGCAACAAGATCGCTGTGTGGATGGACGAAGACTGGATGCACAATTTCTTTGACTTCATGAAGAAACACAAATTCCAATTTTCAGGTTTACATCATAAAAACAAGAAACTAAAATTAACATTTGTAACAGCAAAAGAATGCACAATGTTTGCACTAAAATATGCCAGCAGAAAAAAATAGAAAATTTTTTGATCTTAGAAACGGACTGAAAGCAGTAGACTTCAGGAACAAGGACTACTTTGACAGGATTGATGACAAGGAGAAATCGTTGTACTCACCTTACATGCT